CGTCGTCCATCACGTTAACCAGGCTGTCCGCAATCAACTCGTTAGAAATCTGAGTCATCACGGCCCGCTTAACGGCGGTCAACTGAACCAGGCCGTAGGCTTTATCGCTGGCAGTGATGGCCGAAGCCTCGCCAGGATAATAGACCGTTTGACCGCTGGAACGCTTGGGCAGGTCGAACGAATCGCTAGGCATCACAACTCGTTGGGCGAGCTGCGGAGCAATACCAGCACTCTCGCGAGCGTTGATAACGGCCGCTGCCAACGAATCAGGCGTCAAGTTACCACCGGCGGATCCGGTGCCTTCCGTCTGAGCCGCATAGATGCCCTTGTCGTTCATCTCCTGGCGTGCTGCCTGGCGGACGTCTTCGCTCTTGGAGAAGTTAGCCTTGAACCAGACGCCGGCGTTGTAGGCGTCCTGAGCGGTGGCAAAAGCCTTAAGCCGTCCAGCAAACTTGCAAGGTTTAGCGTAAACCTTGGGTGCTTCGGCGACGGGCTCGGGCTTCTCTTTAATCTGGGCTTCGATTTTCTCGAGCTTTTCGGCTTGCTCGACTTTCGCCCAGAGTCCGCTTTTCGCTTCGCCGTCCATGCCGTCGCTGCCGATTTCGGCCAGGTAGGCGTCAAACTGCTTCGACTCCTCGGCGTTAAATTCTCGTTCTTCGGTTCGGACGAGTTCGCCTAGAGCTTGGGCTTTGGCGTAGAGGTCGGCGATATCTTCGCGGAGTTGCTTGGAGGATTTCATTTTGTGCCTCGATAGAAATGGGTGGATTTCGTCGAAGCCAAAAACGAAAAAAGCGGCCTCGACCAAGTGGTTGACTTGGCAGATGGCCGCTATTTAGAAGCCTTAGCAAAGTTGAAACTTCGGGGCATTGCGCCGAAGCGGTACCTTTATAGACGCAAGTGCGTCTAATTGTCAAATAGAAATAACTCGCCTTTTCAGTTGAATCAGGGGCAGACCAGGTGCGGCGAGCTTCGGTTTCTCGGCTGGTTCGGCCGCTGGCGTCTCCGCCTCGGCTTTCGGTCGGCGTTTATTTGACCGGAGAACCTCGTCCGCCAACTTTGCCTCGACCGCTTCATCCGGCCCAAAGTAGCTGTCCTGGTTCATGATTTCACGCCAGGTTGCAGCTCGTCGCCCAGTCCTGGCAGCGTAGACGCCGGCAATCTGAGCGTCGATTTTCTCCAGCACCTCAGCAATCTCTCGCAAGACCTGCTCGTTGCCCATCGCCACCGTCCAGGCGTCGTGAATCATAATCTGCGACGTTTCGGCCATTTTGATAGAGTCGCCAGCCATTGCGATAATGCTGGCAGCGCTTGCCGCTATACCGTCAATGACAACATCGACGCCGCCGTTGTGCTGCACGAGCTGGTTATAAATTGCGATGCCGTCGAAGACGTCGCCACCAGGTGAGTTAATGCGGACGGTAATCCGCTTGCCGCTAACCTGGCCGAGCTGCTCGCTGAACTGGAGGGCGGAGATACCTTCGCCGCTCATCCAGTCAAAGCCGATTTGCTCGTAGATGTAAAGTTCGGGCGAGTCGGTTTCCAGGTTCTTCCATTCGATGCCGCCGCGTTCATGGTTTGAAGTCGACAACGCGCGGGCCGCTTTCTCGCTCAAGCCGTAATCGGAAAGCGTGTTGATGCGGTTTATAAATACGTTTTCCATGTTTTAGCCTTCCAGGTTGGAGATGAATTTTTCGACGCGGGTTTCTGTCCAGTTTTTGCAAGTCTCGCGAATCTCGCCGGGCAGCAAGTCGCGGGGCGTACCGTTCGCCAGAATGGCCGTTACGGCCTCCAGGCTTTGGCCGCAGTATTCGTCAACTAAGGTTTCCAGGTCGCGGGAGAATCGAAGCCCGACGCTCTCGCAGGCTGCCAGGCAGGGCCGCAAGCCCTCAACTACTTTCGGGTTCCAACTCTCGTAGTAGTTCGTTATGGCTGCCCATACGTTGTTCGCCGTCTTAGCGAGCCTCTGGAGCTGCGAGACCTCCGTTCGAACGAAATGCCGTAAACGGTCGGCGACAAGCTCTCGGTGAGCCTGGGCGGCCGTCTCGTCGACGCCTGCGGGCTCCTCGGCTGGCGGTGCCTCTTGTTGGCTTCCGCTTGAGGTTGCCGGGTTCTCGAACGTATCGCCGCCTTCGATGGTCGGCAGGTTTAGCTTTTTGCGGGCTTCGTTCTGGCTGATAATCATGGCCGAGCGAAGTTGAACGGCGGTTGCTGTCTGCGTCGTAAAGTCGCCCTGGATGAGAGCGTCGACGTTATGCTCGGCGTACCAGTCGGCGTCCAGCTCGCGTTCGGTCATCAGCTTGGATTCGACCTCGGCCTCCCAGGCTTTGAACCAACGCATGAGCGTGCCGGCGACGTAGCTGCGCTCCTCGGCTTCGAGCGAGTTGTAAGCGACTCGCGACGAGTCGCCGAGCTTGTGCGGAGGCAAACCAAACCAGGCCGCAACCTCGATTCGCTGAAACGACCTGGACTGCAACCATTGAGCGTCGGCGTTACTGATTGCCAGCGGCATGACCTCGAGGCCGCCGGCCGCCAGGGCCGGACGGCCGATGCCGTCGGCTCCGTTGTGCCTGGCTTCGAAGCTGTCCAGTAGTGCGTCGGCTTGTTGCTTGTCGAGCCTGGCCGCCGTCTTCAATACGATGTTGGGTCTGGCGCCTTTTGAGAAATGCTTGTTGCCGTGTTTCTCGGCAGCCAGCCCCATTCCCCAGCTGTTACTTGCCAGCTTAATGATTGAATGGCCCTGGATTCCATCGTCCCCGAGGCCGCGAACGTGGAAAACGTCGTCGTTGGGTAGCGTTTCCGTTGCTCCGGTTTTGTGCGTGAACTCGTAAACCAGGCGTCCGTCGGCCAGTAGCTTCGGCTTTACGTCGCGGGCTGCCATGATTTCAAGGCCGTATGGGCGAGCCAGGCGGTCGCGGTGAATCCTGGCGTAACCGTTGCCGTGAAGCAGGGCGTGGCTCATCAGCGTTTGACGGAACGTAAACGACGGCTGGTATGGGCTCGAGCGTCGATTCAGTAACCGATAGGCCGGATGGTCGCGTCGTTTCTCTCGGTTGTCGTCTGGCGTTCGCTCGTAGATGTTGAGTGCTACGCGGGCAACATCACTTGAGATGATGTTAGTTGCTGCGAAAACGCTGCTATAGGTTAACGCTGTCGATTCGGTAACGCGGACGCCGCTATCGTTGCGACGATTGCCGAAGCTCTCGAAGAAAACGTCTTGAGGATTCGAAAGCGAGTTTCGGTAATCCAGGTTGAGTGGCGTTACGCCGTCCGGGGAAAGCAGGTAATCCATTCGCGAAGCCCTCAAAAGATTTGCGGAATTGCTGGTTCGTTACTGGGCATCATTGCCTCGCGGATTGCCATGATTGCCGCAACTATGCCGTCGATTTTGTCTTGGGATTTGTCTTTGACTGGTCGGACGTTGTTGTTCGCGTCGGTTGCCACAACGACGTTGGAGGCCATCCAGCGGAGGGCGTCGTTACCGTCGTGAACGAGCTTCTTTGTCAGAACCAGGTCAAGTAGTGCGCGGGTCGGTTCCGTGAAGTTGGTCATCGTCTGCGGGAACCGGATAAGCGAGTCTGGCGGAAAGCCGGCTTGTTCGAGCTGGTCGGTTATCTCGCGGCTTCGGTACGGGTCAAACACAATCGAGCGGACGCCGTAGGTTTCGATTATTTCGAGCAGCTCCGGCAACAGAACTCGCGAGTTCACGCTTTCGCCCTCGAGCTTCTTAATGAAGCCCTGGCTCGCCCAGTTGTACAAAACCCGCTTGTCTTCCTCGGCTCGCTGGCTGGCCGATTCGCTCGGCATGAACAAAAACGGCTTGATGTAGATTTTGTCCTGGTGCTTGGCGGCCAAGACGGCCGCCGGAACGTCGCGAGTTTCCGCCAGGTCAAGCCCCATGTGCCAGTCCAGGGGCTCGTCGGGAATCTCGCCTTGGCAATCGTCCCATGCCGACATTGGAAGCCAGCGGACGTCTTGCTCGGTCCATTGGTTCAGGAACAAGTTGCGAAACGTGTTTTCGTAGGCAATCGACGATTGTGCTTTGTTACATTCCTGGCGGAGGTAATCCAGGCGGACGGTTTGGCCGAGGGACGGGTTCGCTTTCTTCCAGGTTTCTTCGGCTGTCCAGTCGTCGTCGGGATCCGCCGCGAATATGCAGGGATAAAACGTCGGGTCGCGGTCGTTGCCGTTTAATACTGCCTTGGCTTGCTTGTGAAGCTCGAAGCAGATGCTCGAGCGGTCGCTTCCGGCCGTCGTGATTGCAATGGTCAGCGGCTGCGTTCTCATGCCCCGGCTGGTCTGCAACGTGTCCCAGAGTTTACGGTCTGGCTGGTTGTGTAGCTCGTCAAAGATGATGCCGTGAGCATTGAGGCCGTGGGCGTCTTTGTCGTCTCGAGGAATAGCTCGGTAAAAGCTG